GTATTTGGACGGGGAAATACTCATCAATGATAACAGGAGTGTTAGGCAAAAATTAGAAATATTAGCAGAAGAAATCGCTCATCACGAAATAACATATGGAAATATATTGAATATAAATGATTTTCAAAACAATAAATATGAATTAAAAGCACGGCGGTTAGCTTTTGAAATGTTGGTTGACTTAGATGACTTAGTAAAAGCTCATAATGAAGGTGTTAAAAACACATATGAACTTTCTGAATTTTTTGAAGTGACAGAACAATTCATCAAAGATTGTTTAAAACACTACAAAATGAAACACGGAAATAAGGTTAAACATGATAATTATTTAATCACTTTTGAACCATTAAATGTAAAGGAGATATAAAAAATGAAAAAAACAAGAATAGGAATTAAAGATGGATATGCTATTGGTAAAATTAAAGTTGAATTATCTAAAGAAGGACAAAAAGCGTTTATGATGTTGGACGATGAAGAAAAATTAAGACTGGCACATTTACAAAGAGCTAACGATCCTAGACTCAACGAAGAAATTAACAAAGCGTTAGGTATGGAAGAAAAAATAATGACTAAAGACGAGAAAAAGCAAGAAAGATTCGAAAAAGGTATCGAAAGAAAAGGTTTAAATAATCCAAGTGAAGTAACTTCAAACGCCATTATGTCACAAAATAAAGCTGGTAACTTTGAAGATATATACGACTTAGTAGGACGAGGTTCAACAATGCTAAGTCAAAAGGAACAAGCTAAATTCAAACACTATTCAGAAATGAGAAAAAACACTTTTGTTCAAATAGCACAAAATGATGAGATAGTAAAACAGAATAAGAAATTACTAGAACAAAATGATGAAATTATCAGTTTACTTAAACAAATAGCTAACAAAGGAGAAATGTAGAATGAAAAAGGTTTTATTTTTGATTTTCGCAAGTTTATTAGTATTAGGTGCATGTGGTAACAACGATAGCAATTCGAAAAAAACGACTTCCGTTGATGAAAACAAAGTACAATTCACTAACGATACTTTAGTCCTGGATCAAGCTGTCTTAAAAATAAAAGATACATTTTTAGTTAATGATAAGGATTCGGATAATGGTAAGAAACTATTAGCTTTTAAATACGAAGTTAAAAGTAAAGACGGGGACGAACAAATCACACCAATGAATGTTTGGATAGCGTCGATGGAGACTACACAAGATAGCGAAAATACTGAAAGTAAACTTGAAGTTGGTCCAACGCCTAATACTGGTAAATTCGAAGAATGGGACAAACACAACAATGATGTAATTAAGAAAGGTAAAACTGCTAAAGGTATTATTACTTATGAATTAGAAAATGATAAGCAAGTGACACTTAAAGCTACTAAAGGCACAGAGGGTAAAAAACTGGGTATCAAGAAAATAGATATTAGCAAACTAAAGTCCGTAGATTATTCTGCGGCAGATGATATTATAAACGATTCTGCTAGTAGTTCAAAAGAAGATAGTAAAGATGTTGCGAATAACGAATCAGAAAATACATTTAAAAGCGATAATCCAAAACCACAAGATAATAACGGAAATAATGAAAATCCTCAAATGAAACAAGCACAATCATCAACAAATCAATCTTACGAGAGAAAACAACAAGTAAGTCAATCTCAGACAAACACTAACCAAAGCAATAAACAACAAGATAATGGATATATGACACCTTCACAAATAGATGAATGGGACAAAACAAAACCAACTACTCACGATGAATCACAAATGGAACAAGTACCACAAGACCATTCTGGTGGCCACCCCTCAATTTTCGGAACAGATACGCCACCAAAAAATAATTAAATAAATTTATATGGGTAGCATGTCTACCCTTATTATTTTTTACTTTTTTAGGGAGGTGATGAATTATGAACGTAGCTATTTACGTTCGTGTCAGGTCAGTACATTAGAACAAAAAGAACATGGCTATTCTATTGAAGAACAAGAAAGGAAGCTCAAATCATTTTGTGAGATAAATGACTGGAGCATTTCAGATGTATTTATAGACGCTGGTTTCTCTGGTGCTAAACGTGAGAGACCAGAGTTACAACGTATGATGAAAGATATTAAAAGATTTGATTTAGTCTTAGTGTATAAGTTAGATAGGCTTACACGTAACGTACGTGATTTACTTGATTTATTAGAGATATTCGAACAGAATAACGTAGCATTTAGAAGTGCTACTGAAGTTTATGATACATCTACAGCTATGGGTAGGCTATTTGTTACATTAGTTGGTGCTATGGCAGAGTGGGAAAGAGAAACGATTAGAGAACGAGTAATGATGGGTAAACGTGCAGCAATCAAACAAGGCATGATACTCACACCACCACCCTTTTATTATGATCGTGTAGATAACACTTATATTCCTAATGATTATAAAAAAGTAGTTTTGTGGGCATATGATGAAGTGATGAAAGGTAATAGTTCGAAAGCTATAGCTAGAAAATTAAACGATTCAGACATACCACCTCCTAATGGTAAAAGATGGGAAGATAGAACAATAACGAGAGCGCTAAGAAGTCCTATAACAAGAGGTCATTATACTTGGGGAGATGTATTTATAGAAAACTCTCACGAGCCTATTATTACCGAAGAAATGTATCAACAAATAAAAGAAAGGTTAGAAGAACGGATCAATACTAAAATAGTCAGTCATGTATCAGTGTTCAGAGGTAAATTTATTTGTCCGAGATGTGGTGGCACATTAACAATGAACACAGCAACCAGAAAGAGAAAGAAAGGGTATGTTACTTATAAAACGTATTATTGCAACACATGTAAGACTAGAAAACAAAGTTTCGGTTTTTCAGAGAATGAAGCGTTGAGAGTTTTTCGTGATTACCTATCTAAACTAGACTTAGACAAATACGAAGTAAAGACAAAACAAAAAGACGATGTTGTTACTATTGATATAGATAAAATTATGGAACAACGTAAAAGGTATCATAAATTATATGCTAAGGGGTTAATGCAAGAAGAAGAATTATTTGAATTGATTAAAGAAACAGACGAAACAATCGCAGAATATGAAAAACAAAAAGAATCAGTACCTAGAAAAACACTAGATATAGGTAAGATAAAAAAGTTTAAAAATGTATTGTTGGAATCATGGAATATATTCTCATTAGAAGATAAAGCCGACTTTATTAAAATGGCTATTAAATCTATAGACATAGAGTATGTAAAGCTTAAAAACAGGCACTCCATTGAAATAAACGATATAGAATTTTATTAACTTATGTACGGAAGTATAGACACTCGATTAATATCGGATGTATACCGACTAAAACATTAATTCATGATGGTATTGAAGGTAGTTCATTCAAAAAGTCTATTACTAGAAAAAAAGAAGTCGTACAGGCACTGAATAACAAGAACTATCAAGGCTTAAATTCAAAGAACAATATAGATGTTCTAAATTATAACGCCAAATTTATTTCTAACGAGATAATAGAACTACAGGATAGTAATGGAACAATTCAAGAAACAATTACCGCAGATAAGATAGTCATCAACACTGGTTCACGTACGAATATCCCAGATATCAAAGGGATAGATACAGCTCAAAATATATATGATTCTACAGGATTACTAAATATTGACTATCAACCTCAAGAACTTGTTATTATTGGTGGTGGTTATATCGCTCTCGAATTCGCTTCAATGTTTGCAAATTTTGGAACACATGTAACAATTCTTGAGCGTGGTGATGCTATCATGACAAATGAAGATCAAGACATTGCAAATCTTATTGTCAAAGATTTACAAGATAAAGGTGTGACTATAAACACTAATACTAGTACTATTGCATTTTCAAACAATAAAGATCAAACTATCATACACACAAATCATGGAGAAATATCAGCTGATACTGTGCTCTTAGCCACAGGTCGTAAGCCAAATACAAATCACTTAGGTCTTGAAAATACAGATGTAAAAATTGGAAAACAAGGTGAAGTGATTGTAAATAAACATTTGCAAAGTACAGTGAAACACATATACGCTGCAGGTGACGTTAAAGGTGGATTGCAATTTACGTATATTTCACTCGATGATTATAGAATCATTAAATCGCATCTATTTGGTGATGGTTCTAGAACAACTGAAAATCGTGGCGCAATACCTTATACTGTCTTTATCGATCCTCCTCTATCTAGAGTAGGACTAATTGCAAGTGAGGCTAAGTTACAAGGATACGATATTCTAGACAATAAAGTCTTTGTCAGTAACATACCCCGTCATAAAATCAATAATGATTCTAGAGGTTTATTTAAAGCAGTGATTAATAAAGATACAAAAGAAATTTTAGGAGCGTCATTATATGGCAAAGAATCAGAAGAACTGATTAACTTAATCAAACTTGCTATAGATCAACATATTCCTTACACAGTATTAAGAGATAATATATACAC